TGAAACGAGGATCACGAACCCACATTCTGACAGAATGACCCTCAGCTTGTAGACGCAAGACAAAGCCAAGCCCTGAGCCATCTTCAATCAGAAGCAGAAAGCGACTCATTCACTAGTACCTCGCGTAGTGTTGTGTAGATACTAACACCGAGTTCTCGAGCTACATTCTGAGCCCAAGCTTCTTGCTGAGTTGCAGTCCACTTAGAGGCCATTTGCTCGATTGTCATATCAAGAGTGTAGACATGCGAGCCGTTGATGGCAATAAGAACAAGCTGATGATAAAGATGGTTCCAACCGACCTCATCTGACTCGAAGACAGAGATACCCTCACCAAGCGACTCACCAGTCCATCCAGGCATGATGAGATCTCCTGGATTGTGAGCTTTAGTTGGTATAGCGTCTGGAACGCCAAAGCCTTCGGCTTTAGCAATGGCTTGAGCGAGCTTCTCGATTGAAGGTGAGACTTGCATAGAGACCTCCTACTTGACGTGGACTAGAAGTGTAACTGGTCCAGCTCCAAGAGCTGACACGATTAAGCCTTCAAACCAATTCTCGAGGTTGTAGGTCTGAATCTCTCCACTAAGCGTGGTCTGAAACTGGGGCTTAATAATTGGTTTGTTATTCCTGTCTGTAATTGTTGCCATTGACATACCCTGTGCTCCAGCAATAGCTCCACCAACAACCTCAATAAACTTAATATAGACTTGAGGTTGGTAAATAGGAGTCGCTGCTGCGGTATCGATAAACCAAGATCGAGCTGAGATGTCGTTTGCCATTCGGTTATCCTTTCTAGCCGAAGGCTAGTTGTAGTTAAACTCTATATCACAGTCAATTCCAATTAAGTTATAAACTGACGTTGCAGCAGCAACAACCTGAACCTCAATCCACAGAGCAAGATCACTAAGTGTTCTATAAATCTGCTGAGCAGCAGGTAGTGTAACTGTCGTGACGTAAGGCTGCGCTGTAAAAGCGGTCGCTAGGCCATTAGCTCCACTTGCAAGGACAGAAGTCGTAACAGGAGCTAAACCGTTTAGGTACTGAGTCTGATCTACACGAGTAGTATGACCAGTCAGGTTTGCGGTACCTATTGAGTAGATTATATCATACTCGGTAAGCTTAAAGCCTTTTATTTTGAATGTAGTTCGAGGAGTGATCTGCTGACCAGTAGACATACCAGCCGACTGATCAGGTCGGTAGAACTGTTGCTGAGCCGAACCTGAGATTCCAGTTCCACCAAATTGCTCCTGCAAATCCTCGAAGAAGCCAAGTCTTCGAAGAATAGCTGTAGTCAAGTTAACAGCGTAATTTGTCGTATTAGCCGCAGCAGGATGATTAACAGTCCACTGACCAGCAGCAGTACGAGCAATGACACCTTGAGCAGCGACGTCCCAGACAATATCTCCCGGACCACAAAAAATCTCGCCATCGGTAAAGCCTAAGTCTTGTTGATATCTTCCCTCTGTGTGTGACATACTCTATGACCCTCCTGGGTCGCGCTTTCGCGTTTTCGCTAGTTCGAGTCTCATCTCTACAACCAAAAAACTTTGGTGCCTCGAAGTTCCCCTTATTCGCCAGCCCCTAGCGCAAAGGAGCGCATCGCGGAGTCCCCTCCGTCGAGGCACCAATCTTGTCAGAAAAAAGCCTCAGTATTGCGGCGAGTCGTCCGCAATGGGCTGTTTTAGAATCTCAGCAACTTCCATTTCCTGCTCTGCACTCTGCGACAAAGTGTCCTGGATGATGATATCTCTGTAAAAGGTTAATGGGTCGTCCCAACACTTTGGGCAGACAAGAATACCACGAGCCAGCCCAGGCTGACGTCTGAGCTGGCTGACATGGTAATCCTGCCCACAACGATCACAGAGATGCCACGGGTCGCCGTGAATCCCGGAATGGGCTTGGTTTGGCATTTAAGGCAATGTCACCGCCGTCCACGTCCCTGCTACGCAGGTGTAGACTGTAGATGTTGTCGTAGACGCCGCCGTGAAGAACCCTGTGTACGCAGTACAGGCACTTGTCGGAGCTACTGGACCCCAGTAGTTTACAATGGGATATGGAAGGTCCGTGATGTAAAAGCTCGTGACTGTTGTCGTATCACCCGCCGTGTAGGTAGCGAGGTTAATCGACATGAAAACAGCCAACGCTTGTGAAGGAAGAGCATAGCTCCCCGAAGCTGTACAGGTAATAGTCTGACCAACGTTTGCTAGAGCTCCTATAGTAGCTCCAGTTTGGACGTTGAACGTGCAAGCAGAGGGTACAGTCCCTGTGATGGTCCAGCTAACTATTCGAGTCCGATAGTTGTTGTTTTCAAACAAAGCCATATTAGCTTGGTTTGCTATTGGAGGGAAAATAAGCGTCCCAGGTGTAGCTGGTCCTATTCCAGCACCCCCTGAGAAGTTAGCCGACGAAGTGAATACGGCTGGACTATTTAGCGAACAACTTGGCGTCGAGCTCGAGCTCAGTGTACAAATCGTAGCGTTGATGGTCTGAAGAGTCTCAGTTGCAGTTGCACCACCATTAGCAGAAACCCCCATCCTCCAACCAACTTCGTTGCTGGTTCCGACACAAATTGGAGGATAAATCGTCACTGTTGAGGTTGTGCCGGTCGTAGTGATGACCGAAGTCGCGGCTGTGTCTACCGACTGAGGTGTCTCAGTGTTCGAAGAAGAGAAACAAGTCACTGAGATTCTATAGGAGCCTGCGGCTACTGCACCTCCAGTAGCCGAGGTCGAAGCTCCAGTAGCTGTTGAGGTAGAGAAGTTCTGCCCCACCAAGACAGCCACAGGAGCTAATGCAATATTCTCAGTGAACTGCGTGGTGAGTGTCTGCTGAGCCGAAGCCTGAAGAGCAAAGCTCAGCAGAAAGCAAAGTAAAACGAAACTAAGTAGTCTTTTCACCTTTCGTAATCTCCTTTAACTGAGCGAATTGCTCGTCTGTTAAGCCAAGAAGTTTAGCTATATCCGTTTCACGAGAAAACTCTCGTTTCTCTGCAAGAGCTTCTCGAGCCTTCGACATATCTCGATGAACTCCACGAAGTGCTTCTGGACCAAGATGTCGACCAGCAGAAAGAGCGACTAACTGTTTCTCAGTAGGTCTTCCACCACAAGTCCAACAAATATATCTTCGAACTTTGCCATTCTCGTGAGGAAAACTTGACTCATCCAACTCCTTCTTACAAAGTCTACAAAGATATGTCATAGGTGTAGTGACTCCCACACCTAGTATAGCATGGAAGTCAAGTACCAGTACTTGCTTGTTTTGTTGCTAATAAAGGACTTAAGGTCCATTGCTGCCAAACGTCCCTTCCCAAACTGTAGCTCCTACAGAAATCCGCATAAAACTGACTTGTTTTACACTTCGAGTATCGAAATCATCGGCAAAGTCTTCGTCGAGTTCGTGTCTCAAGAAGAATTTGAGGCGGTGTGCCATCTTGTCACCTATGCAGAACCATGCACTTTGCGAGGTTAGATAGTGACAAACGAAGTATTGCAAATCTTCGGCGAGGATGGCATTGATTTCGTTGTCAGCCGTGTACGGTTTGTGAGGTGAACCAAGTATCTCTCTAGCAATCCACTTCAGTTCTGGAGGGATAATGAGGGTTCTAGGCTTAATCGTGATTGGTAGACCCTGAGAATCAGGCAAGCGCTCAAAGAAGTTGACCATTAGCTGAAGTGCTGTAAAGCTAAGATCAACGTCGACGAGTGGTCTGTTCGGATACGTACCGGCTGTCGCAATGATATTGCCAATCCCAGGAGCTACGCTTGTCGCAGCAGGGCCTCCAAGAAGCGGATGGGACGTGTTAAAGAGAGAAACACCGTCGGTTGTCGTGACTGTCGTGAAGCCAAGATTAAAGACATTAAAGGCTTGCTGTTCTTTGACAAAATGTGCCGAACGAGCTAGAGCTTTTGGAACTTGGTTAATGACGTTGTATTGGTCATCTTCATAGAGTTCAAACGAACAACGAACTCCAAGACCGTAGGTCAAATGAAGATAACGCTTCGACCCACCTTGAATAGCATCCGAGTAAGAGATAGCTTCACCTTCAGGCTTCTCAATGAGTGGGGGTAGACCAGCGAACTCCACCTCGTCCTCATAGGCCATTTTGCTAGTCTCAACGTGGAAGATATGACTATACTCTTCGTCACGTTGAAGAAGATCGACCCAGTGAAGAAACTCATCGTGAAGCCCAGGAGCCATGAGTTGTGCAAACTGCCCTCTCACCATAGTCATCGAGGTGTCTCCTTAGGCTACCAGCTGAGCAGCAGCCGGTAACACGATAAAATAGACGCCTCTAGTAGAGGTGCCAAGGACGCCTTGGTCGTTTGGATCGAGTCTCGTTATTTCCACGACAGCAGAAGCACCAGTTTTTGTCTTATCAACATACCAGTGTCCATCACTGTCTAACGTCAAGCCATATTGCTTAGTAACGTCAGTTAAAACCGTTGATTGCAAAGGCCCGACTTGGCCGAGGAAAACTGTGTCAGCTACGGCAACTTCGAATCCCTGTCTTCCGTCGCGGAATAAAGGACGAGAAATCGAAACTGCCGAAGGCTGGAATGGAACTGCCTGTCCTGTCGAGGGTTGAGGTGAGGGATTTACCGCTGCCATCGGCGTAACACCTAAAGCAGCTAAGTTATTGCCGAACTCTTTTGAGAATCCTGCAATACCGGCTGCTACGGTAACACCATCCCAAGCCTTCAACCCACCATCACCGGACGCAACCTGAACTGGCGTCCCCGGAAGAAAGGTCTGACCTGCTTCCTCGGGGAGACGTCGCATTCGTGGTTGCTGACCGCTGACTGTTTGAATGCTATGGATCTCAGCTGAAGCCATTTATGTCTCCTTTCATTTTGTTCTTTCCTTTCTGTCTGGCGGGGCAAGCCAGTTTTTTACTTCGTACAAAACGACGTAACTGTTACAACTTGTAACAATAACCTCATTAAAAAGCTATTTCTCAGCAAGATTCGCTGGAATGCCTGAGTTATCGGCTGTTTTGGCATCTACCTCGACTAGAGGCGGTATATAAGCTTTAATTTTGCCTTCATGAGCTGCACGACTTCTTGCTATGTCTCCTAGAGCAGAGCTCGTCTCTCCACGAACTCCTTCACCTTCAAGAGAAGTTCCTCCAGGAGTAGTTTGAGTTGAGCCAAAGCGTCTAACACGACGTGCAGCATTCTCAGCATTCCACTTTGTTGCTCCTACATAGTCAGCTCGTGGAATAATGAGGAGTATCAAGTCACCGTACATAATACGACCGTCACGCTGAATCGACGGAGGACAAGGCTGTCCTTGCATGGTGAGTACTTCGTCAGGCTTCGCCGGCCTAAAACCCATTGCTATCAATTGGTCGTAGCGCAAGCCAGACTCTTTCTCGCCTACGGCTCTATTGCCAAAATAGAGTGACATATTAGGGTTCTTTGGCTTTAGATTCAGAAAGTTAGGACTACGAAGCGGTTTAGCCTCAATCTGATCATAGGAGAGGGGCTTAGCCTCGGCTGGAGAGGGGGGAACTGAGACTCCAGCCGAAGGCTGTTGTGACGGTGGGAGGTTCTTTGAAGTTAGTGTTGGAGGTGTTGTTTCTGGCATAAAAACTCCTTATCCGGCAATAAACTGCATAGATTTTTTTCTCTTCGCGTAATTTTCCAAACTGACACCCATCTTCTCAGCTACATGCTTTTCTTGATCCGTCAAAGACTCGACTCCATCTTTCTCCTTCAGAGGAGGCGGAGGAGCTTCCTGAGTCGCAGATTCAACGAAGTTGTACTTCTTCTTGCGAGTTTCAGGATTAGCAAGCTCGTCAGCATGACGTCCCTTGACGAGGTAGAAAATACCAAGCCAATTCTGAGCCTGCATCATCGAAGACGTAGGGTACTTCGACGCTTCTGCGTTGATCTCAGCTTCCCAGACTCGGAAAAGCCGGCCATTCATTGTCTTGGCGTCGGCTGGTGAGACAGAGTCCTCGTTGTCGAGACTCTGAATAGCAAGCAAACGAGCTGACATTGAAGAGTTCTGAATCGTGGTGTCAACCAAAGGCTTAATCGAGCGATTGAAGGCCCCTTCGGGATCGAGGTTCCAGTCGATTGGCTCTTCCTGACGAGGAGGATTGTCGCGTTTGTTGAGGTTAGCCTCAGCAGCAACGAGACGCTCTTTAACTTTAGTAAACTCGGAGCTGAGAACAGCAACTTGTTCTCGCTCTTTCTTACGTTCATCCTCAAGAGTTACAACCTTCTTGCCGAGCTCCTCGGCAACCTTGATATATCGGATCACCTCCTCTACAGACTTACCTTTCAGTTCTTCCGGGAGCTCTTCGTCGTCCTTCTCTCGACGTTCGTTCCACTCTCCGCGCAATGGCTGCACTACACCACCCCTGGGATTCCACGAACGCCGGACGGAAAAGCGAACCTCTCAGCTCCGGCGCCCAAAACACCGGACGGCAAACCGGATCTGTCCGGGATCTGGCGGGGAGCCGACGACAAGTATTTTCGGGACCTCGGCACGGGCGGGGTAGAAATTCCCATGCTGCCTTGGGCCGAAAAGCTCTATAAGGAGCGCAAGGAGAACCTGCAAAAAGGCCATCCTTCGGAACGCTGCCTCGGGCACGGCGTGACGGATTATGACGCTCAAGTCAGCCTCCGCAGGTTCGTTCAGAGCCCTGGAATGATTGCGATCCTGTTTGAGGGATATAACCACTACCGCCAGATCTTCATGGATGGCCGTCCTCTGCCGAAGCCCACGCAACCTTCTTACCTGGGCTACTCGATCGGCAGGTGGGAGGGCGACACACTGGTGGTCGAGACCAACGGCCTCAACGATCAAGGCTGGCTGGATATGAACGGGCACCCCCAAACCGAAACGACGCACATTACCGAACGCTACCACCGCCGCGACTTCGGACACATGGACCTCCAGCTCATCATCGAGGACCCGAATGCGTATGCCAAGCCTTGGGGCATAAGCATGGTCCTCAATTATTTCGCGGACGAAGACATGATTGAGAACGTGTGCGAGAACGAGAGGGACTATTCGCACCTGGTTGTCAAGTAGCTGGGAGGTCGAGATGCAACTCGCGACGGCGAGCCCAATCTCGCCTAACCGGCACCTCGCGCCCTCGACCGCAGGCCGGACCTCTCCGGCGGCATCTTCATAAGCCTTCGCG